CACCAAGCATTCGAGATGCTGCGGGGATGGTTCATGCCGCGACTACCACGGCCAGCAAGTTTAGCGGCCCAGCAGGCCCAGAAATTGACACCTTCACGTACCAGCTTACGATGCTGCAAAAAGAAAAGATCGCTGACGGCAAAGCAACTCTGCTGGCGACGATTAAATACAAATGCCCAGAGGGCGAGCGCGTTGTGCAGTACCCGCGTCACCCCAATTTGAGTTTTGACCTAAAGGGGTAATTATGGATTGGCTCAAACAAATCGCACCAACCATCGCCACGGCGCTTGGTGGCCCACTAGCAGGCATGGCTGTGTCGGCTATCTCAAAAGCTATTGGCGTTGACCCTGACAAGGTTGGCGACATGATTAGCAACAACAAGCTGTCAGCCGAGCAGATTGCACAGGTCAAGATTGCAGAGATCGAATTGCAAAAGCAAGCGCAGGAACTGGGCCTGAACTTTGAGAAGCTGGAAGTGGAAGACCGCAAGTCAGCACGGGAGATGCAGGCCACGACTCGCAGCATGATGCCGCCTATCTTGGCTGGCGCTGTGACTATAGGCTTCTTTGGCATTATGGTGATGATGTTCTTCAACCAAATTGACAGCAGCAACCCGGCCATCTTGATGATGCTGGGCAGTTTGGGTACGGCGTGGACTGGCATCATTGCCTACTACTTCGGCTCGTCTGCTGGATCACAAGCCAAGACCGACATTCTTTCAAGGGCAGCAAAATGACTGAAGACCACCTCAAGGAAATGCACATTGACCCGGCTTGGCTAGAACCGTTGATGGCGGCATTCCAGCGTTTTGACATCAGCACCCCTGAGCGCCAAGCGGCGTTCATCGGCCAGTGCTCCCACGAGTCTGGCGGGTTCAAAACTCTGCAAGAGAACCTGAACTACAGCGCCAAGGGTTTGCACGCCACATGGCCGAGCCGTTTTGCCTCTGAGGAGGCGGCGCAGCCGTTTCACCGCAATCCCGAGAAGATCGCTAACAAGGTGTATTCTGGCCGGATGGGCAACACCGATGAGGGCGATGGCTGGAAGTACCGTGGCCGTGGCCTGATCCAATTGACGGGCAAGGACAACTACCGGCTTGCTTCTGACGCATTGGGGGTGGACTTTGTGGCAGACCCAGACTTGGTTCTGACTCGGCCATACGCCGCGCTAACGGCTGCGTGGTATTGGAACAAGCGCGGTTTAAACAAGGAAGCTGACGCCAAGGACTTCACAGGGATGACAAAAAAGATCAATGGTGGGACAATAGGGCTCTCAGATAGGGTTGCGCATATCAACACCGCCCTCAACGTCTTAACCGCGTAAGGACCCTATGCCGTTAAAAAAGCTTACCTTAAAAGCTGGGGTGAACCGGGAAAACACCCGGTACACCAACGAAAACGGCTGGTACGAATCCGACAAGGTTCGGTTCCGCCAAGGCACGCCAGAAAAGATCGGCGGCTGGACTCGGCTTTCCGCAAACTTTTTTCTTGGGGTTTGCCGGTCGCTATGGAACTGGATAACGCTGGGCGGCTCAAACTTGCTTGGTGTGGGTACAAACCTGAAGTTCTATATTGAACAGGGTGGCTCCTACAACGACATCACGCCACTTCGCGCCTCCGGGGTCATCAATACCGATCCGTTCGCAGGCAACGGGACAACAACGGTCACGGTAACGGATACCGCTCACGGCGGAGCTACGGGCGACTTTGTTGTCTTTAGCGGCGCAACGGGCACATACGCTGCCACATTTAACGCTGAGTTTCAGATCACGGTACTGTCGGTTGATACGTACACCATCCTAACCACGGTAGCAATTGCTGCGGGGTCGTACGGCGGTTCGGCGGTTAATGCCGCGTACCAAATTGGCATAGGCGCTGCCGATAGCAGCCCCATTATTGGGTGGGGCGCGGGGGGTTGGGGGCTTGGCCCGTGGGGTACCGGCACAGCATCGACTACGCCCATTCGTTTGTGGCAGCAACAGAATTTTGGCGAGAACTTGGTGTTTGGCTACCGGGGCGGACCGCTCTATTACTGGGATAACCTCACTGGGCTAGGGGCTCGAGGGGTACTGGTTTCCAGTTTGGGCGGGGCCGTGACATTTACCAACGCAAGCCCCACGGTTGTGACTGCAGCAAGCACGTTTACAGCAGGCACGCCAATTCAGTTTGCCGCGTCTGTCTCTCTCCCTTCTGGCGTTTCCGCCAACACCACTTACTACGTCACCAACGTCACTGGGCTGTCTTTTAATATTGCAAATAGCTCTGGCACCCTCATCAACACCTCATCCACGGGCTCTGGTGCGTATATATCGCTACTGGTGGACGTCCCATTGGTGCAAAACTACCTGCTGGTGTCAGATGCGTCGCGGTTTGTATTCTGTTTTGGGGCAAACGATTACGGCTCCGCCACTCAAAGCCCCATGTTGCTGCGCTGGTCTGACCAAGAGTCTGTAACTGACTGGACGCCAGCGGCCACCAATCAGGCGGGCAGTTTGCTGCTGTCGCACGGATCAAAGATCGTTACGGCGCTTCAAACCCGGCAGGAAATTTTGGTTTACACGGATTCGTCCCTGTACTCCTTGCAGTACCTCGGCGCTCCTGCTGTTTGGGGCTCTCAGTTGCTGGGCGACAACATTTCGATTGTTGGCCCCAACGCCGCCGCAGTGGCGTCCGGCATTGCGTATTGGATGGGCGTAGACAAGTTCTACAAGTACGATGGCCGTGTGCAGACGCTTCGTTGCGACTTGCTCAGATTTGTTTATGGCGACATCAACTTGGAGCAAGCAGATCAGTTTTTTGCCAGCACCAACGAGGGGTTCAACGAAGTTTGGTTTTTCTATTGCAGCGCAAGCGCTTCAGAAGTTGACCGGTATGTTGTGTATAACTACACCGAAAACAATGGCGAAGGCGCGTGGTACTACGGAGCTCTGGCGCGATCAGCTTGGCTGGACTCTGGGCTGCGGTCTACCCCAATGGCGGCTACATACATTAACAACATTGTCTATCATGAGTTGGGTGTGGATGACAACGCCACCGAAGTGTCGCTTCCAATTTATTCCCTTATTAGCTCGGCTGAGTTTGACATTGATGACGGCGACCACTTTGGGTTTGTGTGGCGCATACTGCCGGACATTACGTTCCGGGGGTCTAACGTTGCCAACCCACAAACTACTCTGACGTTAATCCCAATGAAAAACTCGGGGTCTGGGTATACCGACCCTGCATCGGTGGCCGGGAGCGATAACGCCACAGTTGTCCGCACTGCCACGGTCCCAATTGAGCAATTTACTGGGCAGGTTTACGTCCGGGTACGGGGTCGGCAAATGATCTTGCAGCTAGAGTCCAATCAACTGGGATGCGCGTGGCAACTTGGATCGCCGCGAATTGACATCAGGCAGGACGGGAGGCGCTGACTTATGAGCCGCCTTGTTACCGCCAATGATGAACTCAGCCAAGTTGCAGTGCCCAACCTGCCGCTTGCGCCAACCCAATACGACCCAAAGTTTCAGGACCAGCTAAACAGCGTGCTGCGTTTGTACTTTAACCAACTGAACAAGATTGTTGGGCAGTTGGAGGCGAGTGCGCCGTACACTGTGGCTACGCTGCCTAGCGCATCAACATCTGGAACGGGGGCTCGGGCTTTTGTGACAAACGCACTGACCCCCACATTTGGCGCTACCGTGGTTGGTGGCGGAGCGGTGGCCGTGCCTGTATATTCAGATGGCACTAACTGGAAAGTTGGCTAAGCCATCGCTTAGATCAAAATGACAAAGATGAATTACTTTCCACTCCCGCCTGAAGTTGCCACAATTCCCTTGGATGACTACACGGGAATTCTTGCTTTTTCAGGGGGCGTTGAGTCTACTGCGTTGATGGCGCACCTCAAGAGGACTGGTGAGAAGTTTGTGGCGTTTAACTTTGCGCTATCGTTGCCGGAGCCGCCGTACGGCCCGATTGAGGTGTGGCTTGCAACTCAGCGGATTAACGCTCGGTTGATTGCCGAAAAGATGGATGTCCCCATGATGGAGATAGACCTGCAGATGACCAACTTGGGGACCATCCGTAACGAAACGCCAGAGTACAAGTATTCGTTTCAGCGTTGGTATATCTCGTTCTTTCTCGGCATGCTGACCGTGTACAACCCGCAGGTTAAAAACCTATATTACGGGCTGAACAACGAGGACACTACAGCCGTCAACCCTCAAATGAGGGGGCAAATGGAAACATTTATGGGAGTTATGACTGGGGACAACCGGTTGCGGACTCCACTGTCGCACTTGACCAAAGCTCAACAGTGGGAAATCATTCCTAACGATGTCAAGCCGCTTGTCTTGACCTGTTTTAGCGGCGTTTGCGGTACATGCTTTAAGTGTAAAGAGCGCATAGATGCGGGGATACCACTGAAATGAACAACGATATTATTAGCCGGTTAATGGCTGCTGGTTTGGTGTCGTCTCCAGATGTCAATTGGCCGCCCGTCCACTTTGATGGAGGGGGCGCTGCTGGCGCTGCTGGTGGGGCCGCTGCCAGTGGTGATGGTGGAGATGGCGGCTCGGGCGCTGCTTCGTCTGCCGCTGGAGGTGATGCTGGACCCGGAGCGGCTGGCACGGGCGACGGTGGTTCTGCTGGCGCTGGCGCTGGCGCTCCCGGTGGTGGCAACGCTGCTGGCGGAGATGGCAATAGCGGGGATGGCGGCACAGGAGACAGCTCAACTGCCGCCGATGGAGCCTCTGCCGATGGATCGCCCGGAGGTACCAGCGGTACAGGGGATGCCCCTCTTCCCCGGGAAAAAATACTCCGTACAAAAACATCTAACTACGACTCAAGCAAAAAAACCACACAAGCCGACAAAGACCGGATTGTTCAGCAAATTTTAGGGCAAGGAATTACCTCTAAATGGTCTGGTCAGGGGCATGGCTCCGCGCAAGCCAACGCGGAGGATATGGCGCGTATTTTGACAAGTATTGGTATCACCGATATCCGTCAGTTTGGTCAAATCCCGCAATATGAACAGCTAGATACTTACCACTCATACAGTGGTCGCCCCGCGTATCAGACGCAAGATGGAACTTGGGCTTATACGTTAGGCCCCAGCAATAGAAGGGCTGGAGCAGAGGTGCCAGTTCCCGGCGGCAAAGAAAATGTTCAAACGCAGTACGGCTACATGGATGGTGGGCAATTCACTCCAGTTGATCCAGCAAAAGTTGAGTTTGATAATGGCGTCCCAATTGCGGCAACCGGCCAATCTATTTACGGCAACAAACTTACAAATCAGGCCGTACCCAACACATACAGCGAGCGTCAAACAGGTAACGCTTGGGGCGGCACGTTTGCGGGCAAAGGAAACACGGGCTACCGCGTGCAGTTCACGCCGGATGGCATGCCCATCTTCTATACAAGTTATGCGTCGAGCAACGACTTAGCCAACCTCATGCAAGACCTTGGCCCTGTTGGTCAGATCGCCATAGCGGTTGCCACCGGAGGGCTGTCCATTCCGCAGCAGATTGCCGCTCAAATGGCAATTCAAATCTTAAGCGGGGGGGATTTAGGAGACGCGATTAAGAGTGCCGCCATCAGTATGGCGGTCTCAAATATTCCGGGCGCAGATTTTATGAAAGATGGCGCTTCGTACCTAAACGGGATTGATTCATCTGGCGTTTTAACTAGATCATTTCAAACCGCTGCTACATCGGCAACAAAAGCAATACTGACTGGGCAAGATATCTCGGATGCGCTACTGTCCGGGGCCGTCTCCGGCGGTGTGTCGGGTGCTGTGGACTTCATGGCAAAAGGCATAGATGGTTTTGACGATCTCTCAAAGGCAGAGCAGGCGGCAGCAAAGACCGCAATGACCAGTATTATTTCTGGTAAGCCTCTTGATCAAGTTTTGATTAACTCGGCAATCTCTGCTGCGAACGCGCAGATCAAAACAGAAAAAGACAACAAGTCAGCAAAGGACGCTGGTTGGACTGATTACGCTACGCAGCAAGCGGCCAAGTTAGCCTACGGCCCCAAGATTACTCCCGAAGAATATGCGGGTACTCCGGGTATTTCAAACCGTGTTGTGGATGAAACTACCCCACAGGGCGACGTAGTGCAGCAGTTGACTGATGCTGGATTAGAAGATGACAAAGTTAATTTGCCGTCAGGAACTCAACTGGCGGGGAGCAACTACCAAGGTGAGTTTCAAGGTTTTACATACGACCCAAACTATGTTGGCTCCGATGGCAGCACTGGCACGTACCGCCCAACTGAAACTGATGAGAAAACAGAAAGCACGCTGGACTCATTAAAAAATGTTACCTCAGAAACAGCCGCTGCCAATACTGCGCCAGACTGGGTAAAAACGTCTGCCAACGAAAAAGTGGTTGGTCTTGAATTTGGAGCAGATGGTGAGCCAAGGTATCAAGTTGAGCGCGTCAATCCCAATGACCCAACTCAGGTTTTCAAATACGAGGTAATTAAAGACGCTGAAACTGGCGCAGTATCCTACGAGTATGGCGGCATGTCCGGGGATTCAATGGAGTCGGTTAGCGCAAGCAACCCGCCTGCCAGCCCGTGGGATCGTGCGGAAGATACTGCTGATCAGCCCTTTGTTGGACCTATGCCTGAGGGTTCCGGGCAGGGGTCTACCTTTGAAGACTTACTCAAGGAACTTGAGCGCACGGCTGGAGTTCCAGAGTTTGTCGATCCATTTGCGGTAACCGAGGCTCCGTTTGTTGGGCCTATGCCTGAGGGTTCCGG